TACCTGCTGAGGACTTTGTTGTTAGCTATGGAGCTTCTGATTTAGTGACTTGCGAACGTGCAACTCACATTATGAAGAGAACAAGCAATGAAATTAGGAAATTACAGGTATCTGGATTCTATTCTGACGTTGATTTAGGCAATGCAAGTCAAGATACTGACGAGATAGAGCATAAATATAACGAGTTAACAGGTAATTCATCCAGTTATGACAACGATTCTCGTCATACCATCCTTGAAATACAGGTTGATCTTGATTTAATTGGCTTTGAGGACACCGATAAGGGTGAGCCTACAGGTATACAGCTTCCTTATGTTGTTACTATTGATCAAAGTTCTCGAAAAGTGCTTTCTATAAGAAGAAATTACTACGAAGAAGATGCTAACAGAATGAAACGTGAGCATTTTGTTCATTATCAGTACATGCCCGGACTTGGATTCTACGGATTTGGCTTAATTCACATGATTGGTGGTCTTGCAAAGTCTGCAACCTCGCTTTTACGCCAACTTGTTGATGCAGGAACATTGAGTAACCTTCCGGGAGGCTTAAAATCTAGAGGATTGCGAATTAAAGGCGATGATACGCCAATAATGCCGGGAGAATTTAGAGATGTTGATGTTCCGGGCGGTGCTATACGCGATAATATCAGCTTTTTACCCTATAAAGAGCCAAGTAACGTGCTTTATCAGCTTATGGGCGATATTGTAGAGGAAGGACGTAGATTTGCATCAGCGGCAGATGTTAAAGCCGCAGATATGAACTCAGAAGCCCCTGTAGGGACTACATTGGCTATTTTAGAGCGTTCTATGAAGGTTATGAGCGCAGTTCAGGCAAGATTACACGCCTCAATGCGTAAAGAATTGCGCTTATTGTCTAGAATAGTGTTTGATTTTGGCCCTTCAGCTTATCCATATAGTTCTGAAAAAGGTGCTGTTGTAGCAGATGACTTTGATGGAAGAGTTGATGTTATTGCTGTTAGCGACCCTAACTCAGGAACTATGGCGCAACGCATTATGCAATATCAAGCGGCATTGCAATTATCTCAACAAAATCCAGAAATGTATGATTTGCCTTTATTGCACAGGCAAATGCTTGAGGTGTTAAATATAAGGGATGCAGATAAAATTATTCCTCTTGATGAAGATAAAAAGCCAACTGATCCAGTCACTGAGAATATGAATATTCTAAAAAATGATCCTGTTAAAGCGTTTATTTATCAAGATCATGAAGCTCATATTCAAACGCATATGTCGTTTATGGAAGATCCTAAGATTCAAGAGCTTGCAGGAAAAAGCCCAAATGCTCAAGGAATGCAAGCGGCTATGGCGGCTCACATACAAGAGCATCTAGCTTTTGCTTATCGTCAGCAAATTGAAAAAGAACTTGGTGTTGAATTGCCTCCAGAGGGAGAATCTCTTCCTGAAGATATAGAGTTAAGGATATCTAGACTTGTTGCTCCTGCCGCTGAACAGCTTAAAGGCAAAAATCAACAAGAACAACAAGCACAACAAGCACAAGAGCAACAACAAGATCCAGTTGTTCAAATGGCTCAAAAAGAATTGCAAATTAAAGAAATGCAGGCTCAAGCTAAAGCTCAACTTGATCAAGCTAAGATGCAACTTGAATTTACTAAGGCTCAAACAAAAGCTCAGTTCGATATAGAAAAACTTGATCAACAAGCAGAAATTGAAAAAGCTAGGTTGGCTGTAAAAATTGCAGAAGATAATGTAAGAGAACAATTAGATTCTAGAAAAATTGCATCAAAAGACCAAATAGAAGGATTTAGAATAGGTCGAGAAATTGTGGAGTCTTTAACTAATGAGTAAATCACCCCTAGGATCTTTTGATTACCTTAGAGATAAGATAAGAGATCAAATGAACGATATAAGCGATCATGTTTCAGGCGGTGGATGTAAAGATTTTAGCGAATATGCTAAATCTTGTGGAGTTATAGAGGGTTTAGCCCTTGCAGAAAGAGAGCTTTTAGACTTAAAAAGTAAGCTAGAAACTCAATAATTCATCGCATAAGGCGATGCACAGCGACTCTGGACGCTTTTTTCCAGTGCATAAGGTGTCAACTAATGAGTGTTTCATTAGCAAAAAAAGCTGAAAAAGCTGAAAATGCTGAAAAGGCTAGTCAATTGCCTGAACCCAGAGGGTACAAAATATTGATTGCTCTACCTGAGCCAGAAGAAAAAACCGAAGGCGGTATTATTAAATCTGCCAAATCGTTGCAAGAAGAAGAAGTAGGTTCAATTACAGGCATGGTGCTAAATCTTGGCCCAGATGCTTATGCTGATCCTCAACGATTCCCATCGGGAGCTTTCTGTAAAGAAGGTGACTGGATTGTTATGCGATCTTACTCAGGCACTCGTTTTAAAGTGCATGGAAAAGAATTTCGTTTAATTAATGATGACAGCGTTGAAGCTGTAGTCCAAGACCCAAGAGGCATAGGTAAGGTATGAGCGAATCTAATCAAGAAGTAAAAAGTGAAGTTGAAGATACTCCAATTCAAGAAAGTAGCCCTGAAGAAAGATTCTTTGGTGTTAAAACTAAAATTGGTAAAAAATCTAAAGAGCAGGTTGAAGAGAATTCTGACATAGAGTTAGAGGTTCTTGATGACCGTCCTTTAGAAGATAGAAGACCTGCTAAATCTAAAACAGCTAATGACGATGATGATGAGCTTTCTGGTTATTCTGAAAAAGTTCAAAAGCGCATTAATAAATTACGCTATGAACAAAATGAAGAAAGAAGACAGCGTGAAGCGGCTGAAAGAATGCGAGATGAAGCAGTAAGAATTACTCAAACTCTTAGTAATAAGAATCAAGAGTATGAGTCAATTATTCATCGTGGCGAATCTGCTTTAGTAGGGCAAATTAAAGCAAAAGCTCAGATGGCGTTAGAGAATGCAAAATCTACATACAAAAAAGCGTATGAAGAAGGCGATACTGATACTGTAGTTAACTCTCAAGAAGTTTTATATAAAGCTCAGGCTGAGTTAGCAGAAGCTGAAAAATACGAGCAAAACATTCAAAGCCAACAAGCACAAATAGCTCAACAAGCTCAAATTCAAAATCAATATAGATATCAGATGCCGCAACAAGCTCCAATGCAACAGCCTCAACAAGAAACTAAAGTTGATCCAGAGGCTAAGGATTGGGCTGAAAAAAACAAATGGTTTATGTCCCCTGACAATAAAAGAATGACTGCAACAGCTTATGGGTTGCATGAAGAGGCTATTGTTGACAGTGGAATAAAGCCAAATTCTCCTGAATACTTTGACTTTATAGATCGAGGTATGAGAGAGTCTTATCCAACTTTTGATTGGCAGGATAATAGCGATACTGATGGTCGTAACGCGCCTGCGACTGCTAATCACCGCTCCACGGTAGTGGCTTCATCCAATAGGAATAATGGAGCAAAACCGCGCAAATGGCAGATGACGGCTACCCAAATTTCTCTCGCTAAGAAACTAGGGTTAACTAACGAACAGTATGCCAGACAAATGGCTAAGGAGAACCTTAGATGACTGAAGAGCGCACCCCTAGAGAAAGCAACTCACGCAAACAAGATGCTCGTCCAGATGATACATGGAAACCTGCTTCTATTTTACCTGACCCTACTCCACAGGAAGGTTATGTATTTAGATGGGTTAGGACAAGCACCCTTGGAGAGCCAGATAACACTCATGTTTCTAGAATGTTTAGAGAAGGTTGGGAAGCTTGTAAAGCTGAAGATCACCCTGAATTACTATTAACATCAGATATTAACTCGCAATTCAAAGGTAACATCGAGGTTGGCGGATTATTATTATGTAAGGCAAGTAAAGAAAAGATGGAGCAAAGAACCCAACACTTCCAGAAAGCCGCTGATAATCAGATGCAGTCAGTTGACAACAACTATTTGCGTGAAAATGATCCTAGAATGCCTATGCTTCAACCAGAGCGTAGCACTAGGACAACTTTTGGAAGAAACTAACCCTAATACTGGGGTAAGTTTCTTAAACTAAGATAACTATTGTTAAGGAGGCCTATAATGGCTACCACTGCTAC